CGTTGCCGCAGGAGCAGGATCTTTGTCGTTGCTCTTCATCATTTGTTCGACAGCTGCGTTTGCTCTGGCTTGCTTTTAAATCTCGCTGATAAGCATCGTTCTTTTCTTTAATGCCTAGGTCCATTAAAATATTGTCAGTTGCACTGTTCTTAGGAAGCCCGATGCGCTCCCGCCGGCGCCTTTGCTCTTGCCGCTCTTTGGTTCTGAGACTACAAGCACCGCCCATTACTAAACCTTTCTATGTTCAAGCCCGCAGGCTCATAACCCAGGCGCTCAATTAGCAGCCCTTTCATTGTAATGCCAGAAGTCGCACCTAAAATCTTGCGCCCTTGTCCGGCGCCCAATTTTCAAACATCTTCATAACCTAATACCAATCATGCTGCCTCTATGTTGGGGCTTGACATACCATATATTATTGTTAGCGACTAGGTTTTTGCTATATCTGGTTAATCCAGCCAGTGATGCATCCGGCAAGGTCTTTCAGCCCAACAGCCCAAAAAAATTGTCATCGTTGTAAATACGGTCATAACCCAATCGCACATCTTCCAATTGAAATCTTTAATGCGCTGGTAAGACTGCGCATGAAATTGAAACAGTCACTGCGCAGCTAAAGTAACTTCATACTTACGCCGCAAATGGATCATATTCCATTACCGCCATTTTCTGAGAAACCGCCATGCGATCCCTGCTTTCTCGCAAACCAACTGCCAAATACCTAAAAGCATCCGCTGCATGGCTCGACCAATCATGGACAGGCGAAGACCTAAAGCTCCTAGTGCGCTCGTTATACGCTCTATGATACTGACGCAAACACTCCAAACCATGCCCGCACTTCTCCCTGTCAAACCATAAACGCGGGATCAACATCTGAGCCGCATGTATGCCATCCTCAATCGGCAGCTTAGGAACAACCCGAAAGTTTAAACCCAAGTCCCAAGCAACCTCACGCCGGCTCTTACCTGATCCTAACTCCCGAACCTCAATGTCGTGCGGCGCATTGTGGTCGCCATACAAATAGTTCTTAGACGTTAAAATCTTGCAGTAATGAGGCAACCCCTCACCACGGGCCTCGTAAAAGTCTATCACATGTATAGCACGACCAACCGATTGCGTAAACCATATCGCCGTGCTGTCGCCAACACCCAAGTCCCACCAGGTGTCAACACGCACACTCGGGTCATAAGGAACATTGGAAATCCGCCCATCCAACTGAGCAACCTCCATCTCCTTGCCATAAACCGCACCAGGAACATTCGCATTCCAAGAACACTCAAATTCCTGCTGATACTGGTCATGCGTCATCATAGACTTGGCAGCGTCCAATTCCTCATCGTCCAGCAAGCCTGTCTCACTCGCCTTGTAAACCGCAGCCAGCCAATCAGGATTAGAAGAAGCCTCCTCATACTTATCAAAAAAAGCATTGTGACCCTTCGGCGTCCCGACAAACACACACCAACCCTTGCGATCAGATAACGCCGGCCTCAACACTTCAGGAAAAACATTCTCAGGCATGTCGGCAACCTCATCCATAACACAACCGTCAAGATAAATCCCACGCAAGCTGTCTGGATTCTCAGCGCCAAGCAACGATATTCTCGCGCCGTTAGGCAAATCACAACGCAATTCAGTCTCGTGAAACCGAACATTCGGGATCTTGCCAGCAAACTGTTTTATATAATCCCAGGCAACATTCTTTGCCTGACGATAGGTGGGCGCCATATAAGCATACCGGGGGTTCTCTTTCCCAGACATCAAGGCATCGCGTAAAACATGGTTGATCGCCCAGACCGTTTTGCCAAAGCGGCGGTGGCAAACAACAACGCCCCAACGCTTTTTAGACATCTCATTGTGCAGCTTTAACTGCAACTCCCTCGGCTCATAAGGAATCTCAATGTGCGTCAATGCTCCGTAACCCTCTTCTGATCTCTAAATATCAATATGCCGTTACTCTCAAGGATAGCCTCGTACAAATCAATAAGCAATATTGCCGACTCAATCTGCTCAGACACGCTGCGGCCAGTGACAACAGTATCCCTCAAGGCCTCTAGGTGGCCTAGCATGGCTTGTTGCGAAGGCGACAGGGAGTAAGTCAAAGTGTCTCTAGCTCCGGTGTAATATAGAGGTATAAGGGCGCGCGGTTTTGCGGGGGGTGGGGGGGTCGGTTTGCGCAAAACGCATGGCTTAACCGTAGTGTCATAATAACTATTATGTTAAATAGAATGCAAGGCATTGTTGTTGCTGTAGATTTTTTCCGCGACTGCCATGCATTCAAGCGCAAACCACAAGATGTTGTGCCTACCCTGCCTCTGCCCCATCACATTCACACATTCATATGTGATGTTCTCACGCGCGTAGCTGTCAACGACAGGATGTGTTGTATACACAAGATCCGACATCAATGCTTTGTTACTCTCTCTTCCTTTTGGTCAGGCACAACCTCAGTGGTATTGACCTCGACATCTCCACCAGCCCAACTGATTGTGAACGTCTGGGCTTGTGGCTGGTCTTCTTTCTTGTCCCTTACGCCCCAAGGCATGTTCCGTGCTAGCGTCCACTTCAGTGTGTCAATCTCAAGCCTACGCCGTTGCACCTCTGCGTTAGCCAGCCTGTTATCCTCAAACGTAGGAAGTGGCGACACTGCCAGGTTGTTGATGTGGTCAGTGAAGTATTCTGACTGCATCACTCTGCCTCTGCGGTAGACCTCATACAGATCATCGTCACGCAACACGGCTTGCATGACACCTTGATAGGTTGGCATGCCTGCTGTCTTGAGTATGTCTTTGAGTGTTTCGCCTACTGCCAAGCGGTCAGCGATCTTGTGCATCAGCTCGGCGTTAATTTTTACTGGTTTCTTAGCCATGTGTGCCTCATCTGTTTTTTGGGATCATAGCACAAAAAAGGCCCAGCGCAATAATGCTGGGCCAGTTGTTGAGTGTTGAGCTGTGGAAACAGGTGGAAGCAGCTCAACGGGCAATTACTTTTTATCAGAATGGGATGTCATCATCAAACACTTTCGGCTTTGCTCGGATGTCGATCACCTCTGCTGCTGGGAATGATTCTTTGACTGCCTTCTCGAACTCTCCTGCGTTGTGGTCTCGGAAGTTTCGGTATGCGAGTGCCACCTCTCTGAGCGTCAGCAGCTCTAGGTCTGGCCGTTGCTCTTTGATCTTTTGCCACGACCTTCCGTCTTTCATAATGCCAAAGGTCTCGCCATCCAGTTCCATCTCCCAGATGTCTGTTGAGGCTCTCTGTGCGCCTAGTCTCTCTGCCTCTGCATCCATTGCCTTGAGGCCTCTTACGACGACCTCTGCTCTGACCTTACATTCTTCTGGATTGTTTTCTTCGATAGCCTTGTTCATCTTTGCCATTGCTGATCCATACTTCTGCGCTGTTTCAACGCTTACCAATTCTGGCAGCATGTCGATGCCCCACTTTGTGTCCATCTGTATTGCCAGCCGATCCATTGGTGCGATTGCATAGTCACACATGATTTGATCCTTATGTGCTTGCGGGTTGAATATTCTGTCTGCCTTCTTTTGGCGCCTTGGCCTCTTGGGCTTCTGCGTATTCATCATCATCTCCACAGTTCATTCACCACAGTTTCGTTTAATCCACATTCCACCACAGTAGTATGTCTAATACATACAACTACTGTGGTGGAACTATTTGTGGCCTTTTCTTCCACAGTTCCACAGTTCGTCCACAGTTCAGAAAAGCAACTGTGGAAGTGTGGAAACAGCATCAAACTTCCTCCCAATTGATCCATTCACCGACCACTACGCACGGCACATCTCTTCCGCTTCGGCTGTCTCTTATCTCTGCGACTTTGAGGTTGCCTGTGCTGATCCACTTCTTGACGATTGCCTTTGCCTTTGCTTTGTCCCCTGGCTTTTCTGTGTCTAGGTCGAGCTGTTCTGCGACTGCATTGCCGATCCAGTTCTTTGCTCTGATGTCTGATCGGTATGCCTTATCGTTCTCCTCTGCCTTGCCGACTGTTCTTTGGACATCGTAGAGGTCTTTGGCTGTCACGCCGTCGAATAGATCAGGAAGTTTGAACTCTGTGGCTACGCCTATGTGCTCACCGTTTGCTATTTCGACTGAGATCATACGGCGGTATGTTGCCTTGTCTGATGGCGGCGCGAGATTCGATTTGCCATCGTCTTGGCGAAAGAGGCCGAGTGCTTCTTGTTCGTCCACCCCGAGTGCCATTGCGTCTTCTGGTGTGATCCTGTTTATCACTCTTGCTGCTCTTGCTGCGCCGATCAGGCTGCCTGCACCGCGCACTGAGTCCACTGTTGCGTCTTCTCCGTTGCCTTTTCGGATGTGATGCACGAGCTGTACTGAGCTGTTGGTGTCTCTTGCCAGCTTCCTGAGCATTGCTACGACTGCCTGGATGCTTCCATTATTATTCTCATTAACCAGATGGGCAGATATGAAGGGATCTAATATTACGACACCTATGTTGTTCTCTTTGATCTTGCGGATCATAAAGGCCAGCAGCTCATCGTTCTGGATCAGGCCGTCCCTTCCTTCTGCTGCCAGCGTGATCTGCATGGTGTCCTCGCCGTCCATGAATAGTCGGCCTTTGATGTCATCTGGCTTGAGGCCATAGTGCTGCATGGCTGCTATGGTTCTCATTTGAAGTTCTGAGATAGGATCTTCCAAATTTATGACCCAGGTGTTGCACTGCTCCTTGACCCTTACGCCAAGCAGGTCTTTGCCTGTCGATATTGCCAGTGCTTCCACAATGATTGCGGATGTCTTGCCTATGCCGCCGGCAGATGCTGTGACGCTGATGTATTTCTTGATGTAGTCGTATCCATAAACCCACTCTCTGCGGGGCAGTGTGAGCGCATCAAACATTTCGTAAGGCGTGGGCCATTCATTGCCTGTATCGGCCTCTGTGTGGCTCTGTGTTGGCTCTGTGGCTATTTGCAGGGTCTGGTTCTGCTGCTCCATGCGCTCGGCTGCTGGGTCTGGCGGTGGCGTCCAGCCTTTTGCTCTGGCTCCGTCGATTGCCTTTTGCACCTCTGCCCTTGTTTCGTCCACTGTGTAGCCGCCCAAGGTGAAGCCATCTGTGATCGCGTGGATCTCTTCGTCTGCTAGGCCTTTGTTGACGTATGATCCAACCAGGCGCACCATATTGTGATGCCAATCTTCTCCTGCTAGCACGTTCTGGACTGCCAGTTGCCTGTCCATTGCTTGCTGGCCGAGGTCTATGCTCATTGTGCTAGCAGCCTGTGGCTCTGTTTTTGGGAATGCGCGCATCATGCGTTCAAATTCGACAGGCTCTCTGTCTGTTGAGAACTCTGTCCGCATTGTGACCAGCTCTGGGACGTATCCTTTTTCTTGTTTCTTTTTGTTGGGCCATGAGACTGTGCCTGCCACGCGCATGATGCGTGATGGGTTGATGACTGCTGCATCTGTTTGGAGCGAGGCGGCGATTGCTTTTTGTACGTCACGCCATGCTTGCATGTTTTGCACTGGCTCTTCGAGCTGCCAGTATGCGTGGCCTCTTGCGAATGGCGTTGTTCCTGTCTTGATCGACATTGTGAACTTTGGGCCGGCGAAAGACAGGATGTTTTCCATTGCGCCGGCAGTGTCGGCGTCTGCAAAGCAATAGAACGCGGCGAGGATGTCTGTATCTTTGGCGGCTTGGCCTGCTGGTATGTCCACGATTGGATCAATTGGATTGATGCACATGTAGATGTTTTGCTTGGCAGCGTTCATTGCCTCGGCATGCTGGGCTGCATCTTCTATGTTTTTTAGTGCAAATCTTGCGGCGTTTGCTGATCCAGATTGCGATATAGAACGTATCTCTATGAGCGGTTGGCCCACAGTGTTCCAATTTTCTGTGATCTGTGCTATGAACTGCTTAATGATTTCGGTTTTGGGAGCCATTTCCATTTGTTCTTCCACTTCCATTTTCATTGATTCCTCCCCTGAACTGCCCAGCGGCTATGACCGCTGGGCTTTTTTCATTTAAAACTCTGCGTCAGCCGGGGCTGGTGCAGGAGCTGGGGCCGGTGCGGGTGCAGCTTCTTCGACTGCTATTCCTGCGGCGACACCTTCTTTCAGACAGTCTGGCTTGTCTACCCACTTTACAATCTCAAAGATCGGGTAGCATGTGGAGCCTTTGGTAAACTTGATTTCCTTGGCCTCAACCATTTTGATGAGTGGCATTTGGCCGTTTGTACCTTGGCTCAGTTTTGGAGCGAGGTCTGTCAGAGCGGCCCACACGCCGGCGCCTGCTTGCTCCCACATGGCGACCTTGCCGCCGCCGATAGCACACTTAACCGAAAAGCCTTTCTTGTAATCATCACCAGGCTTGCCCATCATTTGATTGACTGTCGGGTTCCACTTCCATTCTGGAGCTACGCCGACCATGCCGTCTGACTTCTGCCAACCTGTCTTGAGGCTGTCCAAGTCAATGACAAAGCCGTTTGTTTGCGCAGCCTCAAACTCATCCTTTGCCGCACCGTCACGGGTGTAGAACTGCTTGGCGCGGACGGAGCCATCCTGTGTGCCTCGGGCTGACCATTGCAGAAAGGTGTTAACATCGGAGCCTGATGCCCCTAGATCTATTTCAAACATTTTGTATCCTTTACGTTGTTTGATTGTCGGAGTTGTTGTGCGCTTAACCCTGCGCTGGGATTAGATGCCATACATTTCTTCCCGCAGATCTTCTGCCCCGTTCCAATAGAACGTGTTAGGGTTGACGGGTATGACCTCTCTAATATCTTCCGCGCTGCCTGAGCGCAGGAACTTTTCTAGCCGAGCGATCTGCTTCTTAGCCTTGCCAAGGATCTCTGTTGGATCGCCGTCTTCAAGCATGTTTGTTTTCTTTGATGACACATAAAGAAACTTGACCACCTGGTTGCCTCGGGCCTTCTGGTAGATCGCGCGTTGCAGTTGATGCTCTGGCGACATCTTGCTTGGGATGCGTCCTGTTGTTTTTAGATCGATGACAACGCCATGATCAGGGAACACAAAGTCAAGGTAGCCGATCACAGGGATTTCGAAGTCATCTGTCTTGGCTGTGATGCTAATCTTTGTTTGCCCGTCTTCAGGAAACTCAGGCTTGCCGTAATGCTCAAGCTCTTGGAGTGTTAGCTCCATGCACGGCTCAATCATGGCGCGCTCTTTGGTTATCTTTTCGTCAGCCATGAAAAACATGCTGTCAAACTTTTCCAATGCCTGATCCAGCGCGCCGGCTTTGTGCAGCTTGCCGGTCAGCGTGTTGGCAACAGCATCCTCTGTGCAGATGCCACGCATGGCAGCGGCGCCCATAGGTGTGCGCTTCTTGAATAGGTATGACGCAACCCAAACGTCTGGGGCGTTGGCCCAGAGGTTGATTGATGATGCCGACAGGTGCTTGATGCCGTGCTTTTCAAAACCGTTCATGCTGTTAGCTTTCCATATAGGGCCAAGAGACAGGCCTCACTTCTGCCATCGTCTTTGACACGTTTAAACAGGTCAGCCTGCGCCGGCCATCTCTGGCTGGCAAGTGATCTGCTGAGGCCTTTGTCTTTGTTAAGGCCAAGGCATGACTTCCACTTGGCCGGCGTTACCAATGTCATCGGCAGCTTGTGTGCTGCGATTGCCATTTGAGTGGCGCCGTAGGACTGTCCGAACCTGAACATGCTCGACACACCTTGACCTCTCATGGCCGCAACTTGCTCCAATATAACGTGGTGCGGCTCATCACCTTCTGGCTTTAAGATTTCGTGCAGCTCATACAGGTTCAGCTCTGTCTTGCCTTTAATGTTTTTGTAAACCGGCATGTCATGCACCTCGACGCTGTTGCTGTCGGGCCAGTAGAATGCAATCGCACCAGTGAAGCCTGGGTCTATGCCGACAAAGACTGTCATACCTGATCTCGGATCTTGATGCCGTTAAAATTGAGAAAGAAGAAGATTGCTTCTTCAGTTAGATCGCGCAGGGTTGGGTCTTGCCCATCCATCTTTGCACGGTTCTCTTGCAGAACGCGCATGCCGTCAGCAAGCTCACACTTGATGCGGTGGTTCCACTGCTCTTTCTTCTGTTTCATAGTTCCCCCAGGGTTGCTAGTCGTTCACCATACATAATGCTAGCAATTATTTTTATCAAGTGCAATTTTTTGCTAGCAAAGGTATTGCAAAGTTGCTAGCAAGTATGTACATAGGTTATATAGAAACAAAACAACAGCTCGGGAGGGCACCGACATGATCGAGTTTACAGTGTCAACATTCAACGGTTTGACCATCAAGGGTATCGGATACACGATCTCTGAGGCTAAAGCTGAAGCTCACCAAAAGTGTGAGGCGATGGGAACTTTGCCAAGGCACATCGTGAGTATTTTGGAAATCTAACGCAACACGGGGAGCTGCGGCTCCCCACTATCACTTAGAAAAGAATATACCATGAAATATAAACTATCAGATAAAATTAGGTTTGATGCGTCACCAAAAGGCGAAATCATGCTGAAGGATTTAGTCGGACGTTATGTATATGTCCCATTAGGAAAGGCAGCTAAGACAGTCTGCCTAGATCACGTTGCCTCTGATGACACAGATAATGTCTTTTACAATCGTGATGAAAGCATAGGGTTTGACATAAATTATATTTGGCAGTGCCTTATATATACAGATGAAGAAAGATCTCACTTTAGAGATTTTTATGAGGCAGCCAGAGATAAACAATGGGGAACACGCTTATGACAATCGACGAAATCAAATCCGCAATTGCCAAAGAGACCAGTTTCATTGACAATAAATTAAAGGTCATTGACGAACTGAAAAAATACTATGGAGAAGGTGTCCGATCATCATCGGCCAGCGCCGACATAGGAATGGAAGCAGCCATGCTGCAAACCGCAATTGCGACCCGCAAAAACTTTGAGCAGTTACTGAAGGAGATGACAGATGAAAGCTGATTGGGAAGACTATGTAATTATCATTAGCGCGTTTTTCGCTGCAAACGCATGGATCGCAGGCATCGTATGGGGGTGGTGGTGAGCGAACTAACTCCTGCCGATCAGGCCATACTTCAATACCTGCGCACTCAAGTGGATCGCCTGCAAGATGAGCGGTATCGACAGGACGCGAGGCCGAGCATTGTTAATGAGCTTCAGATTGCCCAACGTGATCTGAAGCAATACACATCTGACCTTAGAAAAAAAGGATACAATATATAATGGTCAAAGTAGTAGACGTTGAAATAAACGTCATGTCATTTAAACGCGCATTTAATCGGGAACCCACTGAGGCAGAGATGGGCGCCTTGATGAGGCTGAACGCCAAAAGAAACGAAAAGCAATGCGGTGGCAAGAATACAATTGAAAAGATCGACAGGCGCTTGGCGTCTGCATCCAAGGCTCGGGATTACATTAAGAGCCAGCCGCTCAAGCGCAACATTGTAGTCACCCGCACTGCTTGGTCTGTTAATTACCTGCTCAAGTTAGACTTGAACAAATCACAAATCATGGACGTTCTGCACATAAGTGAGATCGCTTATGATCGGGCCGTCAAGCAATACAATCTGCCGCGTGACGGGATTGAAAGAAGGTTTAAAAATGACAAGAAATGAAATACTCAAAGAAGCCGCGCGCATAATCAGCACCGAAAGGGCGGACGATTATGGGCCGGCAGATGAATCGTTCAAGCGCATTGCTCGGCTTTGGACATCTTATCTTGATGTGGCTGTCAGCCCTATGGACGTTGCCAACATGTATATACTGAGCAAGGTGCAGCGTACATTAACGTCACCAAGCAAAGATGATACATGGACAGATATTTGCGGTTATGCTGCATTGGCAGGGGAGATGATGACAAATGAAAAGTAAATTCACAGAACATGAGATCCACATAGCTGGCCTGGTCGGCGCCCTTGTAGGATTTGTTTCTGGAGCCGGCCTGATGGCGCTAGTCGCTATAATATTTTGAAGTCGTGTGAGTGGCCGTTGATATTAAAAAGATTGGCGCTTTTTGGTAGCAACGTCATCCGAGTAAACAACCGCCCAATTGGGACAAAGCGATTTGTATTTTGATGATAGCCACTCACCAGAGATTTATAGCAGCGCATAAAATTGCTTCAACCTTTTTATGCGCTGCTTTTCTTTTTATTCATCATTGAAATTCGCTTGCCTTTCGCAACGGCTTCGCTCTTCGATGACGCGCCCCAGGCTTTCAAAGATTTAAGGAGCGGCGTGTCCGTGCCATCCTTGTTCTTTGTCGGCCCAGGCATCTTGCCCATGCGTTGCAGGAAGGCTGCGCGCCGGCCACTGTTGCCGGTTTTTTCTGGTGGCCGGCTCATGCTACGCAGTCCTGTTCATTATTGACTTCTTTTTCTTCGCGGTCTTCTCGCTGTCCTTGAAGGCCTGCGCTGTTGGTGCGCCTGGTGAACCAGGCTTGCGCATCTTCTCCCCAGATCCAGCGGCAATGCGCTTTTTCTTTGCGTGAATGTTTGCATATAATCCTTGCTTAGGCATCTGCCATCTCCAATGCTGTTTCTAGAGTTTCCTTGTTGCGGCGCGTCCAGCCTTTGCCAAAGGTCTCAAAAGTTTTTAGCCGCTCATAAAACCTTTGCCGCGTATGATACACAGATTCTATAATTTCTCTAGGGTCTTTGTCAGCCACGGCCTGCAACGTCATAGGCCCGATTGCACCGTCTTGCTTCGCCCCAACGGCACGTTGAATAGCCTTGGCTGGCCTGCCACTGCCGGAATTAACAGCCCAATCAAACGCGCACCAATCCAAACCGCTGCCTAGATCATCAC